ATTAGGTATAATTATTACTTGTCCCTCTACCATGTCCACTAAAGGATTTGATATATCATTAACTAAAAGAATAATCCACCAGAATTTCACAGACCCATAATTTTTATAACTAATCAAATCTGGACGCTTTATATCCGAACCTGTGACCCTGTAATAACTAGGTGGATATCTCATCTTGTTTTTGAATATGGACAAAGAATTCCAAAGAAAATCTAACTCATTTGTTCCAGCTACTGTCACAACATTGTAGAAATTCGTTCTTTTCATCTTAAACCTAAAATTTAGTTATTAGTAGGAGTAGTTCCTTCAGTATAATTAAATGCTTCTGAAAAAGATTCTGCTGTCATCATCTCATAAGTTTCAAAAACCATATTCACAACAGCACTTATGAAATTACCATTAGGGTCAAATTTTAATGGTATAGCAGGAGAAACCTCTCGAACAATAACATTGTAAAATGTCAAGGCTTGTCCTAACTCTATCATTATCCTATCACCACCTTGCAAAGAATCCAAAGCAGTAGCTATATCATTTTGTTTCGTACCTTTGTTTGTCTCCAAAAGTCCAGTTATCTTAAAAGGTGAAGGTCCAGGAGGACCTAAAAATGGAAGTTTATTTACAAATGCTTGGAAAGAAGCATTATTAGAAACAGTATTATTTTCAGCTGGTAAAGCTATAGAACCTAAAATCCTCACTGGTTCCATAACTTCTCTAACAGGATCAGATACAGCTTCAAACTTCAATTTCATAGATAAAACCATAGGAGAAGAGCCTTGCCAAATTCTCCTGGTAGAAGCCTTTGTTATTAAAGATTTATGTCCTGCAGTAACAACCTGAATACCAGCATTCGCAGCAGATAGTATAGATGTAGGAATGAATGGTGCCCATCTAGACTCTACTCTGAGCATAATGTCTTCTTGCATAGGAGCAACTACTGTTGCTAAACTCCGTATACTAGATACTCGAACTAAATAAGCATCTGGCACTCTTTTACCATCTGGTATATATCCGTATTCGGATAATAGCAATGTTTGATTATTAGCTTTGAAATTCGCCTTATGAAAACTTGTCTTAGTTGACAACCTCTCAGTCCTGTCCGAATCCCCTACTGGGTTAAGAATTTTAGCCATACTATTCTCTCAAAGTAAGATTTCCATTAGCATGATTTTGTGTTAAAGTATCTCCAGAATCAAATCTATTTCCTTGTCGAGGTCCGGGAATTTCATCGGTTTGAACCTGCCCGATTTTATCTGTTAATGCTTTCATAGTCTCAGTTAAAGTCTGAATCTGTTCAGCTTCAAAAGGTATCGGCTGAGTTGGAACTTGTCCAGGTTTTACTCTGGGTGCAGACATCTTCTGAATTTCTTTTGTTCTTTCCTGAACACTAGTAATCTTAGGTCTATCTAGGATACCTAAAGCCTGTCCTGTTTTTCTATACCATGGTTGAGCAGCACTAGCTGCTAATTCAGACTGCTGTTCCATGTAAGCCACATCCATAGCTACTTGTTTCTCAGTCTTCCCTGTCTTAGCTGCATACTCTGCTAGACCAACTTCTTTTATGTAATCTAATTTCTGTCCAGCTGCTTGCTTAAGACCTCTTGCAGCTGTTGCTTGAGCTTTCTTAGCTTTCTTAAATTCAGAAACAGCACCGCCTAAATTAACAAATTGCTTAATAGATAAACCTACACCCACTGCTAGAGCAGCTAAAAGACCAGCTTTACCTACAAGTGGTAGTAATCCAGCACCTAAGCCTTTAAATTTATCTGCTAATCCAGCAAGTCCTAATTTACCCACACCTTTGGCTTTCTCTTTACTAGTACTAAGTAATTCTCTCGTCCATCTAGATTTATAAGCTCCCTTATCAAAGAATTCTCTCAACGGTTCAGTTCGTTTTTCTAAAGGAACTAACCTATCTCCAGTACCTCTAAAACCTGCAACCGATGGAGGTCGAGTTCTAGCCTCCTTTATACCTTCCAAATCAGCAGCCATCCCACCACCTGGCCTAAGAGATGTTCTCAGAGATTCTTCTAAGGCTAATTCTTTCTTTTCAGCTATGCCTCTCCTAACTCCACCTACATCTTTAAGTAAACCTAACCCAGTCCTGGCAGCACCATAATATGGACCCAGAGTAGAAACCCCTAAAGCCTTAACAACAGATTCTCCTACTCCATAAGCTGTAGGTGCTGTCCTTTTTAGAAAAGAAGTGATTTTTTCTTTATCTCTTCTTCGAGCTTGTCGTACACCTTCACGAGCAACTTCTCTGGTAACATTTAAGTCCTTAAGAGATACCCCTGTTCCCTTTTCAACTCTCATTACTCTTTCTTGAAGAGCTTTAACATTCTTAACTTCTTCCAAGAAATACTTTTTCTGCTCTTCAATATCCTGGACTAAATCATACAGCAATTCTGAATCTGGAGAACTAATAGCTCCTTCTTCTATGACATCATTCAAAAGACCTCGAACCTTCTCAATAAGTTTGACTGTTTTATCAATTTCCCTTTTATTTTTTCCAGTGACATAAAGATTGGAAAGCTCCTTAAAAAATTTGAGGTAATCTCTACCAAATTTCTTACTCAGGGCCTTCATAGAAGCCATACTATGTTGGTCTATCTGAACTACTCTTCTTCTAGGTTTACCTGGGTCAGCCATATCTTACTCAGAATTTTCTTGCTCTTGTCTATCCTTAATCATACGGCCATGATGCCAATCAAGGATTTTGGCAGATGTATTTCGAATATCTCCTAAAGTGAACCCTGAAATACCTCTACACAGTTGATACTCTCGTTCTAAAACAATCTCCAAGGGCGTCACCAGTTGGATAAAAGAAGTCAAGTCGAAAGGGGACTACGACTTCTTCCTCTTCTTTACATTTAGGACACAGCACTTTGGCTGTCGAAGTTGGTCCATGAAAAGTATCAAGCTCATGAAATTTTCGAACACGAGCCACATCCTTGGCAGACCATTTTCTCATTCTTTCCATTTCTAAAAAAGGATCATCACAGTCCACAATAGATCTAGCTAATTTGTACAGATGAGTGTTCTTTCCTTTAACAGCCATTTTCTCAACTTCAACTGAATCTGCTACAGTTAATAATCTCAAAGTAACAACCCTCTTAGAAACTGGAAGAGTTATCTCCTTAGGTTCAGCATATTCCTTTGAGAGAAATGCTATATTCATATCCTTTTTCAAATTTACTATGAAATCCACACTCTGCAGGCAATGACTGCACATCTCAGTTAACTTAATAGTGTCAGAATATGAAGTGATATATTCCCAAATAATCAGATATAGTTGGTCCCCAGTTGTTAACTTTAGAGGATCTATGCCCTTTACTACGTTCTTCAAGACTGACGCAAAATTCCGCTCAAGATTAATTGGATTAATTTGAGCCAAGATTATTTCATCGCCTCCATTGTATGGACGGACAGTAATATCTTGTTCTTCTGCTTTGTAAGTTATACAGCCTGACGGAAGGTTTACTGGTAAAAAATCAGTACTCATGCTTTTCTCCTGTGATTTTTTGGTAGCCATGTACCTCCTTAAATGTGTGTACCTCCAGCTTTAACCAAAGAAACTCAATGTTTGATTTACAACGCCTCCTATAGCGTTTGTTACAGCACTTCTAACTGAACCAATGAGACTTGACATCTCTATGGTATCTACACTTAAAGTTAAATTCAATCGCAGCATGTCATCCCCAGAATAAGTTAACGGTAACTGAGGTTTGGTCTTTGGGAAGCACCCTTTCAATGCGAATCTTACAGATTCTGCACCAGACCTATCATACAATGCTACGTAGATATTCTTCTTGTAATGATCTTTTGGATAATAATAACCTTCAGTATCAACCATCAAATGATACCAACCATAAAAATAATCATTAACTGCATTATCAATGGAAGTGATGAAAGTCATCTGAACTGTGTCTATTTCCTGAATTCCAGCATAGAATCTCTGAAAAGCTCCCTGCTTCATCGATGACAATCTTCCCATGCTGTAGTCCCCGAATTTTATCTCTTGACAAAACGAGGATATAAATGGACCAAATACTCCGTTGATTTGGTTTGGTATGAATAATTGCCAATGATACTGTCTCTGCAGCAACCAAGTCTGAGCTAATGAAGCAAAGGTTATTCCAGAAATATCAAAACCTAAAGGTTGTATATCAGGGAAACCCATTTAAATTAGACCTTCTCCCATCTATCAAATGCCCAACGAACAGTGAACTTCACATTTTCCTGAGTGCCGTAAGCAAGAGGAGTCTCTGAAATTTCTTCTGGATAACAACCTGTAACTTTAATAGTCAACCAGGTACTACCTTGCTGATCCAGACATTTCAAATAAATTGAAGATTTTATTGCAATATCTAAACCACCGAGGCCTGTTCTAGCGTTCACAATAGCCTGTGCCCAGGCATACAGTGCATCAAAGGTTTTAGTATCAGAAGCACTCTCCAGATAGGTCATTGACCAAGTATGATCCATTTCTAGCTTACCTGGGAATACGATACCTGCCGTACCCTTGTAAGGTATGACAATCTTGCCCACACTCCTGCCTGGAATGCTTGTGGATTGACAACGTGTTTCCAAAGCCTCATTGTCACCACCGCCAATCGGATTAGGAATTAGTACATCCCAAAGCCATGTCTTAGCTGGATTCGTAAGGTTGTTCGACAGTACATCTGCTGACATATCAGCCATTTTGATTCTCCTTAACTTATGTTAATACTGGGAGGCATTACTTTGAGACAGAACTCTTAAGAGTGTCCTCCCATCGTGATTTTCCTCTATTTATTAAAACATTACCCCACGATCTATGAGTTCATTGAAGCTAGCTCCAGACTTAGTTATAATCGTCTGAAGATGTATATACTCAGCTACTCTTATTGGCTTCACAAATACATCTACATTCAAAACCAGATCATCGATTGTGGCTGAAGTGTTATTATCTGTATTGCAAAGAACATGAAAACCTAAGTCATCACCCTCTAATTGGAAAGCTCCTTGAGATGATAATTTCTCCAGATACTCATCTAGCTGAGCCTTAACCCTAAACCTAGTTAATTCACTATTGCCTTCAAACACATATTGTCTCAAAGATATAGCCATAGCTTTTTCTATGACGATGAGCATTCTACGCACATTTATGCTGCTTAAAGCAGATGTCTTTTTCTGCATCGTCTTCTGTCCCCAAATGACTATACCTTCACCACGGAATAATTGAATAGGATTAATCTGTGCCTGACACAAAGTGTCTCTTTCACCCTCTGTAAAGTTATAAGAGACATTAAGCACATCCATTTGACCTCTCGAGAAACCTGCTGGAGCAGCCCAAGGATTACCTACATAGTCATTATAAGCCATTTGACCAGCTGCATGTCCTGAAGGTGGAACATAAATCAACTTATCACTGTATTGATCATAAATCTGAAGCCAAGCACTATACAAAGCACAATAGTTGCTGTTGAAATTCTGGGTAGTACTCCTGAACGTAGTCATATCAGTTACAGAATTAACAGAAGCCCAAGGAATATCCAAAAGAGCAATACAGTCTGCCCTAGCTTCTGCCACAGTTTTCATCTTTGACTGAACAGCTACCGCAGTTTCTCCACCGTTAATCAAAATTCGAACATCTATATCAGAAGGATTGGTAAATTCATCCCAGCCATTAATTATATCTGCTGAAGCTAAAGCACTTCCGTCAGAACCATTGGCTAAGTCAAGCCTGGTAGTTTGTTCTTTAGGTAGAACTGTATCAGCTAAAGCTGAATCAGCCACAGTGATATATCTACTAATACCATTTATCTTGTCTTCCAAATACAAATCTTTACCAAAGCCATCTTTCTTTTCTTTTCTGGAAACAAGGAATTTCTCCACCACAGAATAATTACCATCAGCATCCTGGAAATACACTACAATTTCAAAAGTGTACTGATCCGTAACTTCTGTCTCAGAACCACCCTTCACATTCTGAACAAGAACACCTATCTTGTCATTCCAGACTCCCTTATTCGCTCCAAATATCTGGAAACAAACATCAGCTGTTTTTCCAGAAGGTGCAGCAAACGTATTAATAGAAGAACCTGCAGCAAATGCAGCATTAGATTCAGCAGAATCAGACTGCATTATATTGACAGCACCATACAATGCTCCATTGTCAACTCTGAGACAATATAAAGTTCTCCCCTTAGCCAAATAAGCTAATGCAGAATAATGGAAGTAGTAACCTGAAGTTGGATCAGGTTCACCGTATTCCTCTATAAACTGTTTATCAGTCGTAATCAGAACAACAGAATCTGTGCTGCCCTTAGCTGAATAGCCTACAATAGCTGCAGATGCACTTGCTACAGCTGGGACAACATCACTGATGTCTTTCTCGCTGACATAAACACCCGGACTCAAAAATACCATGACTTAACCTCCTAAATTATCTCAATTCCTTTTTTAACTTCACATCTATCAGAAATTTTTCTGTGTACCATTTATCTTTCTTACCTAAATAATCCCGAACAAACTCCACTGAAGTCAGTCCAGTCTTATCTATATGCCATTTTCCTAGCATACGAGTAAGCTCTTCATTGCTTATCTTTTTAAGAAAAGCTGCTGGAGTTACTTTTCTCTTACCCCAGTGATTCTCAGGATCTACATGTCTTATCTTTATCTTACCCCAGAGTTTAATTCTTTCTAACCATCCAGGAATCGTGACATCAAAAGTACAGGGTAATATTTCTGGGACTGCTAATTCAGCTTCCATCTGCTTTATCTCTGATTTACTCAGAGCTTCCTCAAGCAACATTCCGTCTTTTATAATTTCTGCAAATAAATCCATTTAACTTGTTCCTGTGTGCCTATAAATGTTTCCGTTCACTATCTCACTAACCGGAGCTTCAACAACTGTTATTATCGTCGAGTCCGTAAGTGAATCCCACGCCGAAGAAACTACAGTATACATTTCATCATTATCTGTAGAATTTTCTACTATAAATTTACTACCGGCAGCAAAATCTGCCGTTCTGTCTTTAGACACCGTAAATGTATGAGGCGACAAAGACACACCAGTTATGCCATAAAGATCAGACCGGAACATAAACAAAGCAGCAGCCAACTCAGCATCTTGACTAGAACTGACCACAACGATATCTCCATAGTTGCCAGTGACTTCATCCTTATCATAACCACCCAGAGATATTTTATGTATCTCTTTCTCTTCAGTTTCTAACCTTGGCAACCAGGCTTCTATTCTAGCAGTCATCTTATAGACCCACACCTTGCCTGTATTAAAGATATCCTCTATTGCCGATTCATCAACCACTGGATTAAATGAGATATCTGGATTCATCGAAAAATTATTGAAGAATGTTATACTCAACTTAGGAGCATCATGCTGCCATTGAATATACTTCTCCATGCATAATCTTACCTTATCCAGACTCGTACTCCAGAACCACATATCATAAGTGAGGTCGATCGGATCGGCCTGTACAACACCAATAGAAGTAGGAGTTTTCTGATACCTAAAACCTCTACGAGCAACATTGGATCTATTCCGATCCCAACTAAAAGCAAATTCCGAAGGATAAATATTAATAAATTCTAAAAAATTCTCTCCTCGTTTTTCAGCAACCATACGCTGAGCTATACCTTTAGGACATATAATTACACCTTTATTTATAGACTCCTCAACCGTAGCAGCCAAGACATCTATACCCAAAATGGATCCAAACCTGGTATAAGCTAATGATCGCATTGCTACATCATATGTGTATGTCAGAGAAGTTATAGCCATAATAAAATTCTTATTTTAAAGAATTAACTTAGTTTTCCTGAAAAAGGAAGTACAATTAAGGTATTAAGACAACATTTATCCCGTTAAACTCTTAAGGAAACAAAAACGAATAACTTTGAAAAATCTAAAGCTCCAGTATGTCCGATGACGGAATTCAATACGATTTTCAAGAAGAACTCCACCAAGCCTGTCGAGAACAAGAAGATCCAGATCTTGTACAAACTTAATCCAGCAATTTCTTTTTTCCTACAGATTCAGTTACTTCCGTCAAATCTGAAACTACATCAATACAACTTTGTAATTCTTTCTCATTAAATACCGTAGTATCTCGTATTGTGCTTCCAGGATCTAAACTTAAAATAGAACCTCCTTTAAGGATTAAGCAAATTTTCCTCGAAGAAACATTAGTTAAACTTTTAACTCTTAACATAATTTCATCACTTTCAAAAACACCTTGTGTATAATTAAGTAAATCAGAAAATCCTGCTACCCCTATTAATATATTGAATTAAATTATTCTCTTTTCACTCTTCTAGGAGCTATAGAGTAAACTTTCTTTAACGCAGCATCATGGAATGCATCTATTGCAATATCTACTACTTCAAACTCTTCAACACCTGAATAATCCTCAGGAATAAATTCTGGAGTTATCGTAAAATAGCTCTGCTTATGTATGTCTACTTCTGTCTCAACACCAGCTAGAGAACCTGTCAAGGGTGTAGCCTTATTACCAAACCTAGCTAAAATAGGTAAAGCTGTGTCTTTCTTGAACAAACCTAATTTTCTCAATCTCGTTATCTTGGGCTTCCAATCAATATAAACCATAGCAGAATATGAAAGGTAAGCAAGATCACTGTGATGAGACCAAACATCTAATTTCTCTGCAGTACTTAAAGTAGTGTTTGTTGGAATATACAGAGTGCAAGCTATCCCAATAATATCCAAAGAAACATCCATCATATGACGTATAGCATCGATTGTTCTGCGGGGTATGAGTTTCGACATAAATTTGCTCTCCTCTTAAGTACTCATCCAAGCACAATTGATTTCTTCAAATATTGCTTGCCAGCATTCTCTATCTTTTATATTTGTTTTGGCATGACAATTCAAACACAAACTAATTAAATTATAATTTTCACAATTATCTGTATTGTAATCAATATGATGAACATCTAATTTCCTACCATTCTCTTGTTCGGTTTTACCACATCCAGGCATTTGACATATTCTTCTATCTCTTTCACGGATAGACTCTCGAAGAGATTCATTGAATTCAGAAGGATAATTATTTCTCAAGCCATCAATATAAGCATGGTTATTTTCACCAGTATGAGACTCTCGAAATTCTATATCTTTCCAAAGCTCAATAGCTATAGCTCTTTTCTTCTCTACAGTTTCTGGACATTTGTGTGCAGCACGCATCTTTTCTATTGTTAATTCTGAATGTTGCTTGCCTGTATGAGCAATACGCAATTTATCTTTTGTTGATTCAGAATGATGTTTGCCTGTCATCGGGTGAACTCTATCTCCCCATCCCTTAAATGGGGGTTTATGAATCTTACCACATTTAGAACAACCTTCTGGATTGTATGAATGGCCTCTCATTCTTCTTCTAATTCCTCAACAGCCTGGGTCATTATCCCTTCCACATCTTTCATATCCAGAAATGTCCACCTTGATTTTAGTATTTCTCTAGCCTTAGTTTTACCCTGATCTATTATCAAAACTTTAGCCTTTCGAACAAACATTTCATGATCTTTGTATGAAAGAAAGGATTCCCGAACCTTTTCTCTGTCAAATATAAATCCATGCATAGTCTCAAGGAAAGTTACAGCATTGTCTGGACTTTCATAATAATGCTCCCAAGCCTCCTCCACATCCTTAGAATTCATCCCAGCACCTGCATCCTTAACAGCAAACCCAAATTCTCTCAACTTAGCTAACAAGTTAAATAAACCCTCATTAAACCTCATCTCATTCACTAATCTATTATATTCTGTCATCAATCCTCCGAACTAATCTGTGGCACCTTAATCCTGCTCTCCAGCTGAAACATCCTGGACTCCTAACACACCCTTGATTGTATCGAGTTCTTCTGGAGACACTTCTCCATCATCTTTTAAGACTTCTCTCAATTTATTAATTACAGTTATATACTGATATCTACCAATAAGTTTGAACATAGCATTAGAATCTGACCATTCTTTTGCTAATTCTATGTCCTTCAAAGCCTCTTCTGGAGTAGCAGGTTCTCTATCTAATCGACGTTTCACAACCCAATTGTTCTTATGTCTTTGTAATTCAGCAATATCAGTTTCGATCTCTTTGAGTTTACCTTCTAACTTACCTAGAAATTTCTGCTTATCTTCCTGAGACATCTCAGATATAGCTGCTTCTATAAATTCAAAATCAATCACATCTCTCTTAAGTTCACCCAACATAAGATCTGTATCTTTGACTGCATCTTTCATGTCATCAGCTAAATCTGAATACTCTTCATAAGGATCATAATCTGTAGGAACAATCTTAGGACCCTTTCTCCAAGTTTCAGTATTAATATCATAATATCCAGGAGATAGATAATCTGTTGCAGGATTTCTCTGAATAAATATTTCAATGGGATGATTTGCTACAAATCCATTATATTTAACTCTGTTGTTGTCAAACCAAGTCTTAACCTTCCAAACTAAATCCTCTGACCAAGCTGCAGGATTCTTAGGAGTAAGATGCACATCAATATCCGAATTCTCCAAAAACTGATTAGTGGTTATAGAACCTATTATGCGAGGATTAACTGTGGCAGCAAGAATATCTCCACCAGGATATCCATTAATGAATCTAAAGATCGCCTCTTTAGCATCATTCTTAAGCGTGTATGAGCCTCCCTGAGTCTTGTACCAAACGTCCAGCGGTAAATCTGGATGAGCAAAGTCAACCAAAGACTCCTTCAAGTTTGTCCATTTATCTAAATTGCGATTTGACATGTTATTCTTCTTCAGGAGTTAAAACTTTAATTTCGATTTTAGGAGCTTTGGAAGATGCAAACTCAAATACCCAGCCTTCCGGATCTTTACGCTTAGCTTGATAATAGTAACCGTTTCCGGTCTGTTCTAAAACTGCTCCTACTTTACCAATAATTATATCCTCCATAAGTTGCTGTCGCGATTCTATTTCTTCTTCAGTAACTTCTCGAACACCCTTCTTCATCAACATATTCCTGACGTCAAAAGCATTCATATCACCAGCTTTATTTACTACAGCTTTAACAGCTTCCGCTCGAGATCTACCGTTAGCCCTAGCTTTCTTATAAACTGTAACTAAGGCCTCAGAATCAAAAGGGTCGTCGTCTCCTTCTTGAACAGGAGTGATTCTTTCCACAATATTGGATAGGCAGAATGTGCATTCTTCAACAGTATTTCTGAATGTCTTATCACAGTTATTGCAAAGCCACAACGGATCTGTACTCTCATTCTTAGAACTATCTAATCTTTGTGTCTTGTCCTCTGGAACTTCTTCAATAGCCAATTCTTTATTGGCCTCACTATCAGGTTTAATCTTGGCACCAGCTTTGTTGAAATCGTCCTTATCATGATCCTCTAAACCCATGTCCTCAGGATCAGCTTCTGGCTCCTCTACCGTCTTTGTATTTTGAGGAGCCTCGTCGGATTTATTTTCTTTTTCTTTGGATTCTCCAATAGATATCCCTGGATATACTGCTTGACGAGAAGCTAATTCTTTCGATATATCCGCAAGATCAGAATTTCTCCCATCTATCACAACTTCATCTTCAAAAGGAGTAATCCCAAAAAGAGATTTCTTATAATTCTCTAAAACAGAATCTATGAAACTCTTCTCTCCAGAAGTGGTAAAACTAACAACCAAACGGGATTCCTTAATATCCGGTTCATCTTCTTCCAGAACAGCTTTTTTGGAAGTTTTCTTATCCTCTCGGAGAATATGTAGGAAATCCCCAAAGGATGCATCTTTTCTGAATTGGAAATTGTTATCTACTTCGGACATTATTTTTCCTCCTTATCTACAGACATATCTATGAGATCGACTTTCTTACCTTCCAAATCTGACCACTTACCGGCACCAGAACCACCATCCCAATTAATCAGATCCTTGACTTTGTCGGATATCAAAGTACCTCTTGCCCAGGAAGCGACTTCGTGTGTCCTACCCTTCTTAACCAAAGGACGGCACTCTATCGGACAGTTAGCAAATCGCATGTTCAACAATTCCTGAACAGATTCAGGCACAGATTTCTCATCCAGTACCTTATCCAGAATAGCTAAAGCTGTCTTATCCTTGGGCATGATCTTTATACCCTGCTCTACAGCAGCATTGAAGAGTCGATCTGTTCCAGTTGCAGGAACATTCTTACAATATTCACCCAAGATCCGGAGCAATCTCTTGAACAAATTCAAATTCTTTGCTTCATTTAACTTACACTTCATCCTTTTCCTCCTCTGCTAATTTAGCAACTTCAGCCTCAGCTTCTTTTTCATCTATCAAATCAACAATAGCTTCTTTTATGGATTCAAAAATACCTTCGTTTGAAAGTATCTGTCCAACTTTCGGATAAAACACTTTGCCGATTCTGTCAAGACCCACCATAGATTCTTCCAAGCAGTCAGCTACTTCTGAATCACCAACAGACAAAGTGTAGAAGCAGTCTTTATCAAACGAGACTCGGACTTCAAACACCATCCCCACTCCACTGAACTCTGTCTGGAATCGACCTCCTGTCAAGCACTTACCTTCACCTAAGCTCTTGATACTGAAATCTTCGAGAAGTATTTCCATACTCCCCACATCTGATTCATTCTCGAACAGAACGCCCTCCATGTATCTATCAACCCATTCATTTATTGGTGACTGAATCGGGATAACTGCTTCTATAGTAGGAGTAATATCCAGACCTATGCCCATCTCATGTACAAATTTCCCAACTATGCTCCGAGCAGTTCGGATTTCCTGAGAATCCACCATCTCAAGTATTTTAGCTTTGAGTTCGTCTACCCTAGCTTCGAAAATATTCTCTTCTGTTAAATTAACAGCATCCATAATTTTATTCTTCAGATTGAGATAAGCATTCTCATCCAGTTGTCCATCGAACATTTCCTGAAATTCTTCCCAAAGCTCATTTGGCACAGTTATTTTAAGACTCTCCTCGAATTGTACTGTTCTACAATCATCTCCTTCTAAAATCTCTAAATTCCAAGTATCTTTTTGCTTCTTCAATTTCTGAATTGCAGATCGAACTGATCCCACTTGAGCAGGTAAATAAGATATAGCATCCATCGTGGTTGCAGCACCCTCCTCAAATAAATCATTCTGAATCTGATTTGCTAAATCTTGGTATTCCATTGATTTATCCTCTAAAAATAATTTAACTTTGTTCCACATTTTGGACAAATAAATTCCTTATTTTCTGACTTCACTCCCTTTTCTTTAAAGTCCTTTTGGTGTGCTTTAAAAGAGCATTCTGGACAAATATATTCATGTGAAGCTCTCCAATGTCCTCTAGCTTCCCATGCTTCTTTACCATATTCTAAATAGTAAGCTAATTCTTTAGTGGATCCTATATGTTGTTCGAAATTATGGTTTGCTACATCATCTATAAGGTAATCTATCCTATGTTCTATAGCAACCTGCTTTAATCTTGAAATCTGTTTATCCGTAAGTTCATAATCCCCAGCTACCATCAAATTTTTATTCAAAATAGATCCTGCTGCTGTTCCTGATTTATTCAAATCATGAAAATCCACACCAGCTTCTTCAGCAGTCTCTTGATGAGAACTTTTTACAGGAATAAGAGTTCCATCTTTCAATACCCAGAATTTGATATAGGATTCTTCTCCACTCCATGTACTGTGTGTTAATTTTCCATTGAGCTTACCCTCAGCCTTCCAGTACTTCTTCATTGCTGCTTCTGGGTTAGCAGTAGCAACTCTAGCTTCCCATGCTTCTTTACCATATTCTAAATAGTAAGCTAATTCTTTAGAGGATTTCACAGGCTGCAGAAAATGATGTCCTTTAATATCCAATATTAAAGTGTCTACTCTATGTTCAATCCCAAGATTCTTCAATTTCGAAATTTGAGCCTTGGTAAGTTTCTTTGCCATTCCTGAAATATTCAAGTCCTTATCTTGAATAGCTCCAGTTATCGCTCCAGCTTTAAGCAACTGAGGATATCTAACCCCTGCGTCAATTGCAGTATCATCATGAGAATACTCTACTGGAATAATATTCCCATTCGTCAACAACCAAAATTTTAAGTAGGTCTGTTCCCCTGGGTATGTGCCCTGAATCAACTTATTGTTAATAGTTTTCTTATAATACTTCTTCATAGCAACTTCAGGATCAGCGGTAGCAACAGCCTCAGTTTTTCTCTTACCCAGTGCCTTAGCAGCCTGTTGGAAGCCTGTAAGCTCCGCTGAAGCCTTCTTCTCTGCTTTTTGAATAACCGACCCGTATTCCTTCTTCAACCATTGAGCCATGGTAGTTTTATACCAAGGTAAAGATTTGTATAATGCTTGGATGTGCTTACAATGTGCTCCATACTGCTTAGGATTTCTCTTATCTGGAGGACGATTTTCCTGATCCCCATACTTAGCTTGATACTTAGGCTGGGATCTGATATAATCTCCACCATAATAAGTATCGGCTGGACAATTATGAACATATATTCCTGCAGCTAAGGCAAAATTCTGATATTTTTCTACGGATAAATCGTAAACAGGGATTGCTTCATCTAAATTAATTAAGCTAACAGAAACAACTTTATGATTGTAAAATCTTCCTGTTGTCTTATCCCGCAAAACAGTTTTAGCAGCTATATCTTTAATTCTTTCACCTTGTTCTTTTCTAGCTTCCGGATGTTCTGCCCACCACTTCTTCTTTCTTTCACCTATAGCTTTGCATTCCTCAGGAGATTTTGATCCTTGCATATTTACAACCATTAAATCTCGAGTTTCTTTATTATTCCATTGTCTTGTAGATCTTTCTGACAACCCTTTTTGACCCTTTTCAGAACGCATAAATTCAGTTCCAGCAACAATCAACTTATCTACTAATTCTGGATGTTTTTCTATACAAATCTTGCCAGCTTTTCGATTGGATTCTCTCATCTGTTCAGCCTTAATTGGATCTTCCCAAGCCCTCAATATCGCTGCTATAGCATTGGGGTGGTTTTTAGTATGCAATTCCCAATGCTCTAACACTTCCAACCATTGTAAGTTCTCAGGACAATCATTGCAAGAATTAAAATCCTTATGATGTACTACTAAACTTTTTTCTTTTCCTTCGATCTCAATCAATTTCTTATCGTGTTCCCCACACAACAAAGCTTCCGCAACTATTCTATACACAGTTTTCCAAATAGGTCTTCCTAAAGAATCTCTTTTAGAATTTAACATGATCTTAGTGTAAGTTTGAGAAAACCTACTGTTTGGTTTTGTCTGTTTTGTATAACAAGGCATTAAAGAATTTCCTTCTTTTAATTGCCCAGCTTGCTCATAAGAACCGTCTCTCAATCTAAATGGATGATTAGAAGTACATCGGATCTTTTCTCCATTGTCTAAAACTACTTCTACAAGTTGATTAACTTCTTTAGTTATACCTAAGCATTTAGCTCTTGCTGGAATAAAATCCCCATTTTCATCTGAAGCATAAACCCAAAAAGATTCATCTTTCCCAAATTCAGATAAAATCTCTTCCATAGTTAAAATTCTTCCATCCAACAGAGGTATCTTAGTGTCTCCAGTCAAACATTCACAATCAAATTCAACATCACCCTTCTTAAATATGTGTGCTGCTAATTTCTTTAAGTTTACTCTACGTTGTCCACCTTTAGGTTTAGTCCAATTTCTTCTATCTTGAATACCTCTCTGTATTTCTGGGATAAGGTTCTTCCAACGCAACACAACTTCATACCACAGGCCTTCTTCGGATCCAGAGTGTACTTTAAATCTCCAAAGATCCTTCTCCATGCTCTGCATCCTTAAGCCTCCCTTAGAAATAATACCAGGCACTTTCTCAGGATTAGTAAAGAAGTCTGGAAATCGTCTGGTTATAGACTTCTGTTTCCTTGCTATTTGCGATAGGGTTGCTTCTATTAATTCACGAAATAACATATTATCTTTCCAAAACCGAGTTAATTTTCTTATGTGTCAAGAAGCTAGTCAGTAATCTAATGCCACCATTCAAGTCGTTCATGTTAATAATCTCTACTGGTGTATGCATGCTCCTCAACGGTATTCCTAAAATCAAAGCCTTAATACCTCTAGTCTCATGTGTCATCTCTGTAGAGGTATAACCTATTGAACCACAGCAAGCCTGAACCTGTGTCTTGATTTTCTTATTGCGTGCTATACTAGCTAATAACCTATAGCTACTTCGATCAATCTCAACTCCACGATATAGAACAATACCACTGTTCAGATCACACTTACCAGATTCTCTTTCCAAATCACCATCATCTTCCCAATCAGTAGCGAATGTCACATCAACTTCGATAAATAGATCTGGGTTGTGCAGCTTAACTAGCGGACGACATTTCTTCCCATAAATCTCTTCCTGTGCGGAGAATGTAAATATCAAAGTGGCTTCTGGTTTAGTCTTCAGCTTAATTATATTCTTTATGGTCTCCAATAAAATTAAGCATCCGGATTTGTCATCCATGCCAGTCCCAGAGTAATAACTTTCCCTAAGCTGATTAAACGCTGGCTTGTAAACTACAGGATCCCCAATCTTCACAACAGCCTGAACTTTGGCTCTGCTACATGGACCAATGTCCACAACAGCTTCATGTATTCTTCCGATAAGAGTTTCCTCTTCACCATCCTGTACCAAGTGTGAATGTCTTCTATTTACAACAGCATTCACTCTCCCTCTATCTGTTAAAATTACTAAATCTCGAGCAGTCAGTATAGTGGTATCCCCACCACCTATGTACTGAAGACTAATAAACCCTTTCCGATCAATATTGTTGACTATAAAGCCAATTTGGTCTGCATGAGCATCTATCATTATACGATGATCTGTGCGACCTTTAATAATTGCTGTAACATTTTTATGAAAATCTATCGTTATATATTTCTTAGGCAAAAATTCCAGCAATTCCTCTTTAATAAACTCAGCTAATTTGTCCTCATAACCTGAAGGAGAAGGTATTTTGACCATGTTTTCTAAGAGCTTCACCTGTTTCTTATTCATCGTTACTGCCTCTTTATAAATGCCACCCATCGACTTTCCTTCGCCAAAGTTTCCTTTGATTTAGCTTCTTCTTCCTTACCTTCATTATACAAAACCTGACCATCTATACCAGGAACTACAATCTGTGCTGCTCTAATAGCATGACCTTCAGCTTTTTTCACTAATGCTTTCATATGACCTAATAACCAATCATTTATCGGCTGACTTTTAATATCATCTGTAGGAAGTATTCTCATAGTACCTTCACAATAAAAGGCCGTGGCTCCTTGAGGAACATTCTTAGTATACAAAAAACCTCCAACATTTGGATTATCTATATTGGGTTCAAAGTAATACCGGAAATTAGCTCCAACATAAATATTGAATGTCTTAAAGGCTTCTGTTGCTAAAATCAAATCAGTGCGGACATTATCTAAAACTGCAATACCTGCTAAGGACCAAGTTGGAAATTCATTCCAAATCCAATTAGCTGAACTATTCGGATGCACCACAGTTACAGATTTGAAAGATGGAGATAATTGATTTCTCACAGTTCCATTACCTACTACCATCTGTGAAATCTTATAAGCTGAATGCGTATTCCAATAACGCACAGAATTATCAATAATCTGTTCGATCGTCTCATCTGGAATAGCTAAAGTTCTTGGTTGGAATTCCTGCTTTATCCAATTAATATACTTAGTCTTGTTATTCAGTATAGACAACCCTGAAGATTCTCCAGCAACCAATCTCTCATCATAATCTGTATGGCCATTGTATGTCCATTCAACAACATAAGTATAAATTAATCCATCTGCTCCAGCAGGTTCATCAAAAGTGTAAGAATATGTACCTACGACAGATTTAATCATATCCACACCATCTGCAACTATTACAGCATCTGTATCATTTCTCTTCACTCCATAAGTTCCTGCTACATTGGATAACTTAACAGAAGTAGGATCTATTGGAATATCATTAGCATCTTTGAAAGTTTCAGTTATTACTACTTGACTCATAAATACACCTTAATTTATCTGTGAACTGCTGGTTCTCTTTATTGGTGAAGTACTACCTTCACTTGTTCTTTGAACAGTTTCTGGCAAAATCTCAACCTCAGCAGGCACAGTTGTAATAGTGATGTTCTCAGATTTCTTCACCTGCACCTTTGGAGATCTTTCAATAGTTATTGTACTAGCACTTCCTGAACTCAAAGTCTGAGTTTCAATATCCCAAATTAAATCTGTGCTACCTATCCAAATATCCTCTGCCACAACAGGATTAACTCCACCTTGTATAAATATCATTGCTATATAATTACCATCTAAAATAGTTGCTGGAAAAAGTACATCGTACATTAAACCATCTCTATACGTTGCAGCAATTGCATATTTGACTATGTTTGAATCCTCCCAAACTTCAAATGCCTCAGAAACAGTATTCCAAACTTTAGATGTACCATCTCGAACAGTAACGTAAATAGTGTTACTTATTTCGTAGTAAGGTATTTGTATTTTATTCATAATGTTCCCTAAGAAATCACAGACAATCTGGTATTTCTCTCAACAGCAGTTTCCAGTGTCATGCTCTTAATTAAATCAAGTTTGTTCTGTTTCTCCATTTTCCTGGGTTGTTTATCTGTATTTTTTTCAATAATCCTATCAATGATTACTGCAGCTTTATGCTGTATCGCATTATCCAACCATTCCTGGATAGAAACCATATTAGTTAATAAAGCCTTTTCTTCTTCATCAGATAAAGTTACTATATACTGTCCCATATTTACTCCTTAAAACCACAAATTAAGATATTCTATGAATAGCACAAACATTCTTTGTATGATCACCTTCCGAGCCAGGTGCTGTTCTATCACCTCCAGAATTATGATATACCCAAATTTCAACGTAATCATTTGCATCCAATTCTAAAATATCCGAAACATACGTATATATCCACACACTACCAGGAGTACTGGCGTTTGGATTAGTTCCTAAAGTAATTTCCGCTCCATTTACATATATTCTTACAACCCAATACTCTCGATCGACAAGTGATTTAATAAGAGTTTGTGCTATAATTATGTATCTCCCTGCATTTGTTGCAACAAATCTTTTATTTGTTGTATCCCATTCATTATCTTCATCATATTCTATATCATCTAATTGCAATTTTTGAAAACTACCAGTAGATATGGTTTGATCGCCATCCATGCTAACTCTACAACGTGAACTGGTTATCTCGCTTCCTGATGTCCACCATCCTGAAACAGTTAAATAAATATTTGTAAAAGTAGTAGGTGAAGTTTTATACTCAACCACTCGATTTGCATCACAAGCTACTATAAAATCCCCATCTGCTCCAACATTAGCTACCTGAATACGGCATCCAGGACCAACCCATACGTTTGAATTTCCATTCTTTCTCATAAGAAATGCTGAGCCAACCGCATCATCTACAATATAAGCCCTAAAAAGAATCGCAACAGCTCCAGCTGGAACTATACTACTACAGTCCAGATCACGCCAAACATTATCTGTGATTAAAGTAGCCTCAGTCCAATCTGCTGACGCAGGATCTCCTCTATCATGAAACTGATGTCCTGCACCAGCACCAGCACCACCTGGAAGATTATTTAGCAATACTTTTTTATGTGATCCAGCATCATCATCATAAGTTATCACATAATCTGCTGCTCCATTAGGTGAACCATCAGCAGCCAATGCATTAATATCATAACCAAGTGTAACATAATCGCCTCCATCCGTGTAACTTAATCCAGTGGCTACTCTAAGAACTCCATCATTGGATGTAGCTCCTAAATAACCTGCAGTAGCACCAGAATCAACTCCTACTTTTTCATCACCACCTCCAGCCGATGCTTTCCAAATAGCATTGCCCGTAGCTGTATCTTTGGTTAAAACGTGCTCATTTGTTGCACCTGATACTTGTGTTAAAGCATCAATAGCTGCCTGTGCCGTTGACTGTCCTGTACCACCTTTGTCTATTGCTACAGCAGTTGCCGACCATGTTCCTGTGGTAATAGTTCCAAGCGTAGTTATGTTTGTAGTTCCAGTGAACGCAGCTAACAATCCTGCAGCAGTACCAGTAGCATCATATAAGCCTGCATGATTACCCCAACCGTAAGCTGTATTATAATTAGCATGATTATAGGTACTTTCATGTGAACTTACCACTGATGCAGCAGTGTTCCAGTAGCATCATAAAGACCAGCATGGTCTCCCCAGCCATAAGCTGTGTCCCATTGAGTTACATCACCAGTCCAACTCAACACTCCTGAACCATTTGATATCATAACATTATTTGCAACACCAGCATCATCTGGAAAAGTTAAAGTGTAATCTGCTGTAGGCGTTCCAGCCTTAAGTGTAGTTACATATTGAGCAGAAGTATCAATATCCCAAATTTCTACTTCATATATGTACAATTGAATAGAAATTTGAGAAGATTTAGCAAAGTCTAACTTAACTTTAGTAATATTCTTAATATCTGGTAAATTATAAGTATACCAAGCAGGTGAAGTTGTTAATTGATAAGTAGTAATCTCATGCCAAGAACCATCATAATAAAAGCCTTTAGCATAAGCATTTGAATCTCCAGACTTTAAATAAGCTCTAAACTTATTAGATTTAACTGTTCCTGAAGTAGTAAATTCTATAGGAACTTCACCGTATTGATAATGTGACTGACTCCCTGCAGCGGTTAAAATAGCGGCGGTTCCTGTGTTACCATCTATAGCATAGGTATCATTAGACCATTCATTATTAAGGTCATTAACACCTGTAGGACTTTCATAAATTCCTCCTGTATCATATTCTGTGCCTATTAATTCTACTATGCCCTGCTGACCTGAAGAAGCTAACTCTCCAAAAGATATTGGAGTTGTCTCTAAGGTTATTGAAGTAGTTATGCAGAAAAATAATTTATTTACATTTTCTGTTCCAGACAGAATAATACATTTACGATTTTCAATCTCTTCTGCTGTATCTGCATCAGTAGCACGAGAAGCTGCTCCAGAAGCTGGAACTACATACAAACCATTTTCTTCACTGTTGGTCTGATCTTTAACAAGAATACGATCATCTGCTGCTAAAGTATAACCATCAATTATATCACCAGCTTCTAAACCATTAGCCAAATTTATATTCGTAGTAGTAGCTGCTTTAACATTAGACCAAAATGTTCCTCCTCCACTTAAAGCATCAGCATATTCTTTTGTTACTCCATGAGTAGCATTAGAAGGAATAGAGCTTAAAGTTATTTGATTAAATGTAGGAGTATCATCTGTATCAAGATTTAATTCTGCTCTTGTAACACTATGAGGATTTCCTGTAGTTAGTTGACTGTGATCATAAGCTGTATTATAATTTTCATGATTATAAGTTGATTCATGTGTGCTTACTAATCCAGCAGCAGTACCGGCAGCATCAACACCAATAGAAGTACGCAATGTTGCTCCAGTTTCAGCAACCCAAGTAGACCCATTACCTACTATAAGAGTGCTGTCTGTAACATCAAGTGCCGCTATATCATCCAGTTGAGCATCCCATGCCTGAATATCAGTTCCTATCACCAAGCTTAATTCTGCAGGTGTAACACTATGAGGATTTCCAGATACAAGCTGGCTATGATCATAAGCTGTATTATAATTAGCATGATTGTAAGTACTTTCATGTGAACTTACCACTGATGCAGCAGTACCAGTAGCATCATATAAGCCTGCATGATTACCCCAACCGTAAGCTGTATTATAATTAGCATGATTATAGGTACTTTCATGTGAACTTACCACTGATGCAGCAGTAGGATTCAACTCCATATCTATTACTAATTGAGCCTTAGTAATTGGAGCATATAATCTACCTGGACTATCTATTTTTTGAAGTAAAGTGCCAGCATCTGCTACCGTCTCTATAGCAGTTCTAATAGCTAATTCTTGAGCAGTTACACCCATTAGTATTCCCTTACATTGACAAACATCAAACCTAAAGCATTTGCTGCTATTTCATCTGCATAAGTTATTTCATTCAAGTGAATTTTACTATTATCGTCAATCACAAAATCTTTTGCTGCTCCATATGTTAATGTCCCTGTAGGCCAAAACTGTCCATCAGCTACTCCCCAAAACACAGCCACATCATCTGTAGTAGTAAACATTTGACTTGCCGATAAAGCTGCAGAAACTGCTGAGTAAGCTGAAAAATAAACATTTTCAGGAGCTATTCGATAATCATGTGTCTGTAATTGATTATCACTTGTGTAATTATTGTTTGTTCCAGGATTTCCGGCTCTGTCAAATATATTGATTCCTGTAGCATTTGTTGGAGCTACATCCGCTATAGCTGGAGTGAATGTTGCTACCATATTGTTCCCAGAACTATACAAAGCCTGAGATGAGCTTCCTCCCCAAGCACTTAAATTCACCGTTCCAGACCATCCAGTTGTACTCTCACCACAAGCTACAATAATAGCAATTGAACCATCATTTCCTCTCCAATCTGTTTGATTGAAGTTGGCACTTATTATAGTAGGTGCTGTGGTATCTACATGATGTGTTGCTCCTGAAGATATAGTATTACCTGTTCCAGCCCCATTGACTAACGTAGGATTTGAAAAAGTTAAAGTTCCATCATAGCCACTAGTTATTGTTAAAGTAGCCAACCAAACTAATTCAGATCCTGTAAAAGTAGATAAAGAACCTCTATCAGTATCTAAAGTAGGAACTTGAGTTAATTGATAATTAGTTGTGATTCTTACATTATGAATACCTACAGGCAACCAAGTTTCTGAAGAATAGTTACCAGATTGATTTCTCTGCACAGTAATAGCACAACTAGCAATCTTAACTTCTATAAGATCTCCTGTGTAATAAATATCTCTGAATGTTGGAGAGCTGTCCTCTAAAACTAAAACTCCAGAGTCATCCGGAAAAGTGTAACTTCTCTCTACACCTGTCGAAATCCCAGTTAAAACAAATCGAGCTTTCTTAGAAACATCTGATCCATCAAATAACTTGAAGATTCCAGAATGAAACTGAGTTGGAGATGTGTTGGCTGAAGCCATATCCTATCCTTCTTGTTTATTTTTCTACAATCTCCGGTTCTTCTTCCTCTTCAGACCCCCTTTGAGAATATCTTGGCTTTTGAGTTGATTTTTCTCCTCAACCTTCTCATCAGGATTCTGCTTTAAATTTTCAGTTATTTGTTGAGCATTTTGTGGAGATAAATGTTTTGGAAAATTATTAATCTGTACAGTAGAACCGAGAATCACGTTTATCTGATCCAAATTCTTTAAACCTGCTGACTTCAAAGCTATATCACATAATTGACTTAAAGCAGCCATACCTTCCTGATCAACTTGAATTACCATAATATCCTCCAATTAAACCCTAATCTTGAAAATCTTAGCCAACTGTTTCAATTCACTAATTTCACTTTCCAGAAGAGCATCAATCAGTTTTCTTCGATCTTCAGCTTTTCTTGTGGCTCTCACTATAATTAATTTACGATTTATTTCAATCATTAAAGATCTTACTTCGTCATGATTTATTTCGATCTTCATGAATTACCTCATCATGGTTGTACTATGGTTCAATGTATTCAATTGTTATTTCTTTCAACTTTGGCAAATCTTCTATTGTTTTCTCTGCAGATTCTTTTGTGTATTCATCACAACCTTCACAGTTTATAGGTTCTTGTGGAATAACTGGAGTTGATGGAACATCTACAGAAGATAAAGGTAACTCCTGCCCATCTTCAGTTATTAAGACTTTCGGCATTTTTAGAATGGGGATTACTTTTTTCACTTCAACATCCTTCGGAGCTTCTGCTATAACTCCAATATCTGTGTACTGTCTGAAATGTTGAAAACTTTTGAAATAAGTAGAAAATACTTCTCCCTCAACGAGTCTTATTCTTTGCAATCCAGTGTTTAAGGTTTGATCTTTTAAAGACACACATTTGATTTCTAATGTCTTAATACTCATATTTATTCTCCGGTAAATACAAAAGGTTGGGGGTAGCCGACCATCCTAGCCACACTACCCCATCCTTTAAAATGCAAACTACACACCTTACTGTCTATTACTGCACTCAGTTTAGCTACCAACCACGTAACCACCCTGGAGATTCGTAATATCCCCGTGAGTGAACAAACCTGCATTGATAACCTTAAATGCAGCACTGGACAGGAAACCCTTCTGACTCATCAGATCATTTGTGGTGATCGTCGGAGTACTAAATAAGGGAATATAAGGAGCATAAATAAACCCTGCATTCAAGTAATCTGGTCCACGAAAACCTAAGGTGTACCGATTTGCGGCTTTGAACGGATTCTGAATAACAGTAACCTGATTATTCAACACACCAATCTTGATCGGACCTGTAGGCTGCTTCACGAACGGAGCAGGAGTAAAGTAATCTTTACCCAGCTGCTGAATAACTCGAGCAACATTATTACCACAAACCATAAATGAAGCTGTACCACGTTTGGTTTTGGTAAATATATTATTCGAACCTTCCTGAATTCTATCAAGAAATTCAGTTTTCTTGTGGAACCAGGCTTCACCCTCGGAAGGACGAGCATCCCAATCAGTAACCTTTGTTGCAGCTTCATCACTCTCAGCAGCCTCATCAATAAGTCTCAAACCTTCCTGATCAATAGTAAAACGAATTTCACCTCCAAGAAACGTAGTGAGCTCACTTTCAAGATCAATACCATGGGCTTTCTGCAAATCAAACTGAGCACCCAACGACCATTTAGCTCTCAATGGAAAGTCAATAGCTTCTACAGGACTCTGAGTTATCTCAAGAGTTGTCTCAGGTACACCGTCACGATCATTATAAGCATCCCGAGGAATGTCATACTGATAATCATAAGTCAGCTTAATCTGAGCAGCGGAATCCTGACCTGTTACAGTGATAGAATACACACCTGCAGCATTGATTGTGCCAGATACACCAACTTCTGATACAAGAACACCAGCTGAAGTACAAGTAGCAATCGTAGTATAGGTGGAACCTACCAGAGTCTCAACCTTAACATTCTCCAGATTTATAAGACCAGGATTAGTTGAAGTTGTGCCACTGTAAACAGCATTACCAGTACCCAAAAGTTCTCTATCGACTCGAGCCATAGCATACCTACGCTCAGACTGACCAACAGCATGACCAGTTTTGGCAGACATCATTGTCCCACCTTCAGTAGCCTCACCCTTAGCGGTGCCATGGAGAATATTCAGATAAAAGACAGCAGCGATTCTGCGATCAATAGCCTGAACAACAGCAAGCTCATTCAAAACAAGAGTCGGGAGCAATGCCGAAATTACAGGCAACTGAATGCCTAAGAAACTAATATTGTCCTGACCAGTAGAGGCTTCAAACATTCTCTGATTCTGACGTACACCTGCCTCCATAATACAATTATAGAGACACTGAGCCACATTCCGTTTCTCATAGATTGTAGCAGGACGGTTCTGGGTTTTCTTTACCCACTTATCTACCGAACGAACAAACGGTCGGATTTTCGGATGATTCATGAGAGCATCTCTCGCCTCATTACAGCGATTAATCTCCTGCTGAACCACTTCTTGCATATTCATAGATACCTCCTTGAATATTAATAGTTAACATTACATACGGTTCATTAAATGACCCACAGCAGCATCAGCCTTTTTCTGCTCTGGATCCACAACTTCTTTTGCCTCACGGATTTCAACTGATGTAAATGGCTTCGAGTGAAGTGCACTCTTCCTAGCTACCGTCACCAATCTTTCCACTAAGCTATCAACCTCTTGCAAGTCTTCGCAATTCTCCAGAAGTGCCTTCGAATTTTCATCGACTTCCAATCTATGATCCTCTACTTTAATATTGAAATATTTCTCGATTATTTCTTTACGACCTTCTTTGAGTGAGTTATTAGCACACTCTATAAGCTCAGCCTGATGTTGCCTATTCAGAACATCCAAAGATTTCTGATGTTCTTTGGCCTCATCCAACTTCTTCTGAGTTTCCTTTACCAATGCAGCCTTCTTCTCCAGGACACCACGTAATGCTTCTATCTCAGCTGACAATGCATCTTTCTCATTCATCAACTTGGTATCCACAACTTCAGTTAATTCTTCCTTCAGCTTGGCTTCAGTCTGGTTCTCCTTTAGCTGTGCATTAGCCTTGTTTAGCCTCTCGTGTAAGATCCTACATTGAATATCCCAGTCTGGCATATTGCTTATCTCTGCTAAAGCTGACTCTAATTCTGCTCTATATGTAGCTTCTTTAATTTGAAGGTCAATCATCTCATTGGCTAATTCTAAGGATTCTCTTGGGAAAGGACCTCCACCCTTATAACCAGTCGTGTGTTTCGAAACACTACCAGCCCAAACTTCTCTATCTGAAGCATATAATCCTTCAGCATCAGGTTCATCACCAAGTTTATGAACAGTTAAAAGATAATCATCCTCTTCTGACCTGTATTCTCCAATATGATTTATTATATAAGTTCCTTCTTTATTAGCATCACTTATTTTGTCTCCTAATTCTAATTCCTGACCATTTGCATCAACGACACCTTCAACATTTTCAAGTGCTTCCGCTATCTTAGTAAGACCTAATCTTTCAGCCTCTTCCCAAGATACTTTTTTAAGTGCACCAACTCCATCACCAGCA